TCTAAAGTACTCCGACTCCATTGGAAGGTACTTGTCGCCTGTTCGTAAAAAAATCCCACGCTTCCTCAAGCGTTCCAAGCTCCAAGTCATCCGATTTCCAAGTGGCATCAGTAATTTTCTTATCGAGTTTCATGCAGTGCTGTGCCGTGTATTGGCAATACTTAGCACGAAACTCTTCATCCAAACGCCATGCGTTCAGTGCATCAAGGTCTTCCATCGTGTAATCATCAATAGAAAGATTATCGTTGGTAACCTTCTTATGAGTTTTAGGGTGATTTTGTTTATACCAGTCAAGAAGCATTTGTCTACGCTCTTCGACTACCTTATCAAAACGAATAGGGGTCGGCTTGACTTCAAACCGAACCCCCATAAATTCGCCAGTTACTTTTGTAATACGTCCCATAAATTGCTCGCTTTATTTTAGGGTTATTAAGTGTTAAACTCTACAAACTCATAATCAGTAGAAAGTTGTAGGGTCGGTTCTTTAAACTTGAGTGTGTCGTCATCTCCAATCTCAACAGAGACTCTAACATACTCACAAGCAGCAACAAGTGTTTTACTTACGTTTTGAACACCTGTTCCGCTAATGTTTGTAGTTGCTTGTACACCAGTAGTCGAACCAGAGTCATCATAACACTGAATCCCGATTACTGGACTAGTAGCTGAGTCTTCAGTTACATTGATACTGAACGTCAACACCTTAGCTGGGAACGGAAAATGTATGTCTCTATACATGGTTCCTCCAGAGCTTGCTGCGTCTGTTATAGTCTGTATGCCCGAAGTAAAGTCTAGCGTATCAATAGTGTCTGTCCACCCTGCTGCTAAATCAGTAGTAGAACCCTCTTGCCAACCATACAAGGCTAATCCATTCTTCACGTAGGACATCTCTGCTGTGTGCTTACCCGTAGTGGAATCGTATCCACCTTTGGCTTCACGTGCGCTAGAGAATCTGAAGGACATATTGTCCTCAAAACCCTTATTGATTTGCAGGGTTCCTTCCATTTGAAGAATGGAGTCGTCTAATCCATATCCAGTGAACACTAGGTTGGTTTGAGCGTCTGCCCACGTGTACAACTGTGCTTTAGCGGATTGGCTATATACCCCAGTAACGGTGATGTTATAGTTTTTGCTAGTGATTATCTCACGGTTATTCTCAATGACCTGTGTGTTAGGCTCAATGCTAATAACTTGGCGAGACGCTTCAGCCGCTCCTTCTTGAACCACAGAAAACTGCAAAGTTTCTGTAAGGTCAGAAGTATTAACCAAAGCTAGTTTGCTTAGTTGCGTAGGCATGATTCGTTACCAGTTAGAGTGTTAGGATTAGGCGGAGGCTACTACCATAGCTACTTCACCGTCTACGTCAGACGCTTGAGCAACTAATACAGTCTCTAAACGACCATTGTCAAATGCGTTGTGTCCCTGAATGTAAGTAAGTTCAGTAGTAAGGTCATGTGAACCACTTTTACCATTTAACTTTAATTTACCTTCTGTTGGAAGTGTTCCATCCGTAGAAACGAAAGCGCTGCTTAGGATAGCCCCACCACCATCAAAGGCAGTATTTTTAGAGCGAATAACGATACGACCCGTATAAGACTCGTATATCTCACGATTGTCCTCTACGTTTACGGTATCAGGCTCTAGTGTTACTTCTACACCTTCTACGGTGATATTGCTGATTACGCCCTGTGACGAACCGCCACTATTAAGGATTTCAGCAGATTCAAATATTAACTTTGCCATTGTTTTTGTGTTTTGTTTAGGATATTTGGATTATACTTTCAAAATTTACGGTTGTAGATAAGTATCCATCTTGCTCTTCGATACTATCTACACCAGTAACTGTGAGCGTCCACAAGTCACTGTTAATGTCTGATGCTGTCGTCTCGGTTGCCCAATCAAACAGCTGGTCACTAATTTCAAGTGCCCTATCGTATATCGTGTCTTTCAAGCTATGCGAATCGGGCTGTTCAATATATACTAGCGCTTGGAACCGTTGGTTCAATTCACTAGGTTTTTCATCATTCAATCTATAATCGCTTAAACCACTAAGAAGTTTAAATACGACCACTTCACGTTTAATGTCTGCACGTTTCTGAATATCGATATTATTTCCACTATATTTCAATACCTTTTCAACGGTTGGTCTTGCGTCTGAAGATGAATAGGAGTTGAAGCTCGTTACATACCCACTAAGTATTGCGTTTCTGTCCACTTATAACCTCACAACGGTTGTAGCACTAGCACGAATCGTTCTAGGCTGGGTTAGTGTATCTAATATGCGGTTCTCTACAAATTGTATGACTTCTTTTTGTTCGGATGAGCCACTATCTTTCTCTATGGGATACATAGCCGTTGCATGACCTGACTCAGCCTTGTCTTGATGGCTTTTCATGTAACCATATACCTTAGCGTTGTCATAACCAAAGCCAACAGCGTTTTCAGACTCTTTGTAGTTGAACTCGCGAAACGCAGCGCCTGAATAATAATGGTCACGAATAGGTTGTACACCCTTGTTTACTTTTCTTCTTCTGTACTTAGGATTTAGCTTTTCACGACCAGAACCATCAGGTTGTTTGCCTTTACGAGATGTTTGCCAAATAGATTCTTTGTACTCACGCCCAACATCAGTAAGTACTTCTTTAGGCATACGCCCAAGCATATCTATTAAATCTTTTGTTACTGTTTCTCCTATTGTCATATCAATATAAACTCATAAATCTAACTCTAGGCGTGGTCTTTGGTTTAGTAAGTAAACCACTTAACCTTCTAAGATTAGCTGTTAAATATTGATTATACATTTGGTAGTATTTACCAGCTTTAGTAAATGAAAAGCTATCTTGATGCGTTGCGTCTTGAGCAAACCACAACTCTAAAAATTTATAGGATAGCAAATCAACAAGAAGTTCTTCAGAGTCCGCAGCGTGTATAGCGTCTAGTAACGCTGTTTCTGTAGCATACGTAGAATCGTTTATGTATTCTCGTAGATTCTCAAGAATATCCGTTTTAAGGAGCTTAATTGCTTTGCCTAGTATAAGATTATCCTTCTCTGATAGATTGAGCACGGTAGTGCCCGTAGTGACGTTAACGCCCTTGAACGTTAGCTCTTCTAGTGCATCAATATTGTTTCTAGTAAGTGTTAAGTCGCTAAACGCCATGAGTATTGTTTTGTGTGTAGTTAAAAAAAGGGGGAGCCGTTGTCAAAAATGACAACATTTCCCCCAATTTTGTTGTTAGAGTGTAGCTTACGCTTTAGCTACGTTACCACGAATGTATCGTCCACCTAGGTCTGGTCTGAATACTTTAGTTCCGTAAAGAACTTCGATAAGTATATCAGCACCTGACTTAGTTTCTTCTACGGTTAGCGTGTAGTTCACGTTGTTCATAGGCTCGAAACCAGCAGCTCTACGCACGCCAGAACCTGAACCGCTATCCACTGAAGGCATTACAGCAGTTACTAAAGCAAGGGCAGATGGGTCATAGAAGAACTGCTCACGTCCAGTGTCACCTGAAGCAATATCAACTGGGTTGATAGTAGCGTTGTTAGCAACAGCTGCACGTAATGGCTCTTTAAGAGTCAATACAGTTCCAGTTTGAGACTCTACCGTGTAGAAGTCATCAGTACCCTTAGCAGAACCGAAAGTAACGATGTCACCCTCAGCTAGAGATACAGTTGCAGCACCGCCACTACCATCATCGATGGTTAACTCAGTTTGTCCTACCGCTTCGTCAGCAGCTAATACAGCGTCAGTTACCGTAGCAGCAGTGTGGCTAGAACCTTCGTTGTCTACGAAGAAGTCGAAACCATACGCACGAGCCATAGCTCCACCTAACTGAATACCAGCATCTCCACGAGTGTTAGCTTGTTGGAAGATGTTTAGGGTAGTCAAGTCTTTCTCTACGAATGGGTCAATAACCATCATTAGGTTATCGGTAGTGAACTTACGAGAAGCCATGATTCTTCTAGCTTCTGCAAGGTCATTGTCGTCCATTACAGTAGAATCCGTGTTGTTATCAGCGAAAGCTACTTCAAAAGCCTTACGAGCTTCTGCTTTTACATCACTATTGATTTGGTCAATAAGCTGGTGTAGTCTTGGCACGAAGTGCTGTTGTACTAAATCAGGAAGCGCAAACTTCTGGTCAGCCTTGTCGATGCTGAACCCAGAGTAGTAGTGCTTGTTGATTACTAGTTGCTCTTCGTTAGCGTCAGGAGTACCTAGAGAGTAGCTACCTGAGTAAGAAGAAGCGGAACCAGTAGGCTTTACTGCACGAGTGATGCTTACAGTCTTGTTACGAGCTGCAACGAGACCCTCGATAGATGCGCCAGCTACGTTAGTAACGGCTTTAGATACCATTGGTCGGTCTGGGTATTGGTTGGCTAATGCAACCTCAACAAACGCCTCTGGTTCGTAGATGGAAAAATTACTATTAATTGCCATGTCTTTATAAAAGTTAAATTAAATGTTGGATTATATTTAGCTTTTGGGTCGCTGTGACCAGAACATGACAATTAAGGTTTTGCCTAACCATAATAAGATGGATTTACGCTTGTTCAGCCCAACCGCCTGCTGCTTTCATCGCTCCGAAGAGTTCTTCAGCTTTGGCACGGTCTGCTGGATTAGACGAGCGTACAAGTTGTTGAAACTCTGCTCGGCTAGGTCGTTCACTACTAGCTGGAGTACCACCAGTTGCTCCGCCAGCGCCCACTTTCTTGGGCTTCGCAAATTGTTTAGCAAACTCAACGAGTGAGTTAGCCACTGACTTTCTGTTGCCTTGAGCGTCTAGGTCAGGAACACCGTCTTTGATGGCATAAAACTGTCCGTTGCTCTCCTCAATCTCGTACTCATTATAGAACAGTTGCTCTATATAGTCTTGACGTAAAGTCAGTTCATTATCTTGTTGGAGTGCACCAAACGCTGATTGAAACTCAGTATTTATGCGATTCTCCATTTGAGTCATCATTAACTGCTCTTTTGCGGCTTCAGCTTCTTGCTGATATTGCTGTAAGAGTTCTCGCAACTTTTCAGATTCACCCTTCTCTTCTTGCTTAGGTTGAAGGGTCTGTTGTATGCGAGAAAATGCGTCGTCTAATGACTCAACGTCATTTCCCAGTAATTCAGAGAACTTACTAACAACGTCCTTTTCGACCTTACTTTTTCCTTCGTTGTATGCGCCACGAAAGAACTTATCTTTGTCGAATTCGGGTTGTTGTGGTTGTGTTTGTGAGGTTGACTCCTCTACGGCTGATTCAGGAGCATCAGCTTGCTCTATATTTTGTTCGCTCATAATGTGGTTATAAGTTAATTATTGCTCGCTTTGTGTTTCAATACCAA